GTACGGCGATGGTTTTGCATACATCAATCGCAACCGCAACGGCGTGCCGCAGGAACTGATTCCGCTGCACCCGTTGCGGGTGCAGAGCGAGAAGCTGACGAACGGGCGGATTACCTATTACGTGTCGTTCGACGACGGCACGTATCGCGGGATTGATCAGGACGACATGCTGCAGTTCTGCAACTTCGGGTGGGACGGCCTGCGCAGCATGAGCACGATCCGATGGGGCGCCCGTCAGAGCATCGGCACGTCCATCGCGGCAGAGAACCACGCCGGCAAGTTCTTTCAGAACGGCGTCATGCCAAGTGTGATTCTCGAATATGCCGGCAAGATGGACCAGACAGTCGTCGATCAGTTGCGCGCCGAGTTCGAGCTCCGCTATGCCGGCGGGCCAAACGTCCATAAACCGATGATCCTCACTGGCGGCACCAAAGCGCAGGGTCTGGCGATGAACGCCGCTGACGCGCAGCTGCTGGAGACGCGCAACTTTCAGGTGATCGACATCGCGCGGGCGTTTGGCGTGCCGCCGTTTCTCATTGGTGAGAGTGAAAAGCAGTCCGCCTGGGGATCGGGCATGGCGACGATGACGCAGGCGTTTATCACGTTCACCATGCAGCCGCACCTGGTGCGCGACGAGCAGGAGCTGCGGCGCAAGCTGTTTCGCATTGGCCGCTATACGGTCCGGTTTGATCGCCGCGCGTACCTCGCTGCGGACATGGAGAAACTCGGCGCGTACTACAGGCAGGCCATCGGCGGGTCGCAGGGGCCAGGCTGGTTGTCGATCGACGAGATCCGCGGTTACGAAAACATGGGTCCCAAGCCGGGAGGGGACCAACTCTATTCACCTACACCGCTGCAAGGAGCTCCGAGTGAAACGCAATCCGCTGCTTAACCTGATCCGCGACAACATGAACCGGCCACGATCATTCGACGTCAAGGCGTCGGACGATCAGGTCACGATCTACCTGTACGACGCGATCGATGCATGGTGGGGCATTTCCGCAGAGTCGTTCGTGCAGCAGCTGAGCGAGATCAATGCGCCGACCATCAACCTTCGCATCAACAGCCCTGGCGGCGACGTGTTCGAAGCGCGGGCCATGGTAACGGCGATCCGGCAGCATCCCTCCAACATCATCGCGCACGTCGACGGCATCGCAGCTTCTGCGGCCAGCTACGTTGCGATGGCGGCGAAGGAGGTTGAGATCTCGGACGGTGCATTTTTCATGATCCACAAGGCGTGGACGATCGAGATGGGCAACGCGGACGATCTGCGCAAGACCGCCGGCCTGCTCGACCAGATCGACCAGTCGATCGTGAATGACTATGCCGCTCGCACGGGTAAGCCGAAAGACGAGCTGCTCGCGATGATGACGGCTGAAACGTGGCTGACGGCGGCGGAGGCGAAGGAGATCGGCTTTGCTGATCGCATCGCGGCCACGGCCGGCACGGAAAACTCCGCCCGCTGGAACCTGTCGGCATATGCGAACACGCCTAAGGCACTCACCGAGCCGCCGGCGCCTCGGGAACCTGTTCGCGACCGCAGCGCACTGGAGCGTCGCATGGCGATGCTCGAACGAATCGCACCGTAAGCGCTCTCGCTGGGGCGAATGAGGGCCGCACACTGGGTGCGGCCCTTTTCATTTGTATCAACCATTCTGAAGGGAACCATATGATCTCGATTCAAGCTCTGCGAGAGCAGCGCAACGAAATTGCGAAGGAAATGCGCAATCTGCTCGACAACAACGCGGACGGCAAGTGGAAGGAAAACGGCTGCGATGCAAAGTGGACGGAGCTCGACAATAAGCTGCGCGATATCGATGGACAGATCGAACGCGAGCAGCGTCTGCTCGATGCAAACGCCGAGCAGCGTTTCAATGCGCTTGCCGGTGGCGCGGGCCGCGAGAACGGCGGAGAAGGTCAACCGTCCGCTGCCCGGCAGCAATACGCTCGCTGGCTGCGCGGTGGCGAAGCCGCATTGACGGCGGCGGAGTGGACGGCAATCCGCAACACCATGAGCACGGACACGCCGGCTCAGGGCGGCTATACGGTGCAGACCGATGTGGCGAAGGCGATCATCGAGGCGCTGAAGTCGTTCGGCGGCATGCGTCAGGTGGCTGAAGTCTTCACGACGGCGCAGGGCAACCCGATGGCGTTTCCGACCAGCGACGGCACCGCTGAGGTGGGCGAGATCGTCGGCCAGAACGTGCAGGCCACTGCTCAGGATCCGACGTTCGGCTCGGTTGGCCTCTCGCCGTTCAAGTACAGCTCGAAGATCGTCGCTGTTCCGCTCGAGCTGTTGCAGGACTCCGAAGTCGATATCGAGGCGTTTGTGCGCGCCCGCCTTGCGACGCGTCTGGGCCGGATCACGAACAACCACTTCACCGCCGGCGACGGCACCAATAAACCGAAGGGGCTGTTCCCGTCTTTGGGCGTCGGCGTGACCGCTGCAACGGGCGGTGCGACCACGGTCTCTTACGACAATCTGGTCGATCTGCAGGAGTCGATCGATGAAGCGTATGCCGGCCCGAGCTGCAAGTGGATGTTCCATCAGAGCACGCGCAAGGTCATCCGCAAGCTTAAGGATGCGAATGGTCGCCCGATCTGGACACCGAGCTACGACGCTGGCATCGGCCGCGCGTCTCCGGACCAGCTGCTCGGTGCAGACATCCAGATCAACAACGACGCTCCTGTGCTCGGCGCGAGCAACACGCCGATCGCCTACGGCGATTTCTCGTACTACAAGATCCGCGATGTGATGGGCGTGACGCTCTTCCGTTTTGCTGATTCGGCGTACGCCTCGAAGGGGCAGGTCGGCTTCCTCGCATGGATGCGTTCCGGTGGCGCATGGACTGATGTCGGTGGCGCCGCCAAGACGTTCCAGAACTCGGCGACCTGATCGCCGCAGTGCATGTGATGCGCGGTGACCCGCGCGTCACTTCTTCTCCCGTATATCTATGAGGGCCGTATGGCTACCAAAAATGTACTCGTCCGCATTCTGCAGAACATCGAGATCCATGCTCGGCAGTATTTTTGCAACGATGTTGTATCGATGCCGGCCAAGCTGGCCGCTGCACACGAGAAGTCTGGCGTCGCTGATTCGGATCCGGATGCCGTCGCCTATGCACGCGACCAGTTGGGAAAGGAGCCGATCGAGCACATCGTGCCTGAAGGTGCGACGCTCGCTGCTGCGGATCAGCAACCGGCTGCGACCGGCGGTGCTGCTGCGCCGGTATCAACGCAAGGCGCGGCGGACGGACAAGCTGATGCTCAAGCCCAGATCCCGGGTGTAGACGGCGCAGCGGATCCGGTGGCGCAGCAATGACGGTCGGCCTCTCCCGCATCGCGGGGGAGGCGGTCGACGAGCCGATCAGTCTCGACGACGCGAAGCTGCATTTGCGCGTCGATGGGACTGCCGATGACGATCTGATCCGCTCGATGATCACTTCCGCGCGCACGTCATGCGAACGGCGCATGCAACGCAGCATCCTGCCTCAGTCATGGGTGCTCACCCAAAGTAGCTTTCGACAACCATGGTTCGAGCGGAGCGCTCACCTGCACCACGGCCTCATCTTTAACCCCGACTGGTATCGCGCGCGTTGCCACGGTTCGCCGGATTCCATCGTGTTGCCGCACCCGCCGATCAGGGCCGTTACGTCAGTCGCCTACCTCGATCCGACGCTGCAACGGCTCACGCTGGATCCGTCTGCATATCGGCTCGCTATCGTCGGAGAGATGCTGTCGTTGCTCCGGCCGGTCGGTGAGCCGTGGCCTCATACCGCGCGCGAGCCGGACGCTGTCATCGTTACATATGACGCGGGCTGGACGGATTCGTCGCAGATTCCCGCGCCGATCATCAGCTGGATCAAGCTTCGCGTCGGCGCGTTGTATGAAAACCGTGAAGAGTTTTCAGCTGGTCAGCCCGTTCCGGAGCTCGGCTTCGCGGATGGGCTGCTCGATCCCTACAGCATTCCGGTGGTGTGATATGCGCGCAGGCAAGCTGAGACATCGCGTCACGATACAGACGCCGGGGCAGGTTCGTGATCCGGCAGGGCAGCCGTCGACGGGTTGGGTGGACGTCGATACGGTGTGGGCGGATGTCCGCTATCTGAATGGGCGCCAGTATCTGACCTCGAACGCGGAAGCGAACGCCGCGACGGCGAGCGTCAGGGTCCGTTACAGGGCCGATCTTAGAGCGAACATGCGCCTGGTCTTTGGGGCGACGGTGTTCGACATCGTCGCGGTGTTGCCCGACGAAGAGGGTCGCGATCACCTCGATCTCGCATGTGCTACGGGAGCCAACAATGGGTAGCAGGACACTATCGACGACACACGGCACTGGCAAGGAACTAAGCGACCTGCTGCGCGACGAGCTTGGCATCCCGAAGAACGTCATCTCGTTCGAGGTGCGATTTGCGGTCGGCGAGCTTGTCAGGGTCCGTTGCGAGTATCTGCCGGAAGAGCCGAAACGAGGTGGCCAGAGTGGCTGATTCGATTAACGCGATTGTCCGCGCCGCGCTTGATCCGCTCGTCGGCGAGCGCGTGTTTCCGGGTGCAGCGCCGCCTAATACACCGACGCCTTACATCGCATATCAGCGCGTCGGCGGAGCTCCTTCGGCCACGCTCGACGGCGTCTCCACAACGCGCAACGCTCGCATGCAGATCGCCGTCTGGTCAACGACGGCCGAGGCGTCGACGGTGCTGATGGATCAGGCCATGGCGGCGCTGTGCGACGACGTCATCAAGGGGACGCCGATCGGCGAGCCCGTCGATGTGTACGAAGAGGCGACGAAGCTTTACGGCTCACGTCTCGATATTTCAATCTGGTATTCAACCTAAGGGACCTGTATATGACCAGCTCCGCAATTTCCGCGCAGGGCACAACCTTCGCGATCAACACCGGGACCGATGTTGCGCCCGTCTGGACCAAGGTCAAGAACGTCAAGAGCTATAGCGGCTTCGATGGTTCAGCAACCGAGCTCGATACAACCGACCTCGATTCAACCGCGAAGGAGCGTCTGCTCGGCCTGCAGGATTGGGGCTCGTTTTCGATCGACGCAAATATCGACTATGCCGACCCGGGGCAGAGTGCGATGCTCGCGTCGAAGCGTGCGTCGACGCAGAAGCAGTACAAGCTGACGTTGCCGAACGGCTATGCACACACGTTCACCGCATCGGTGAAGTCGTTCCCGATCGCGGGCGGCACGGACGCGCTACTCACCAACACGATCGCACTGACGATCAGCGGCGACGTCGATACGACGGCGCCGGTGGCAGGAGGCTAATCAATGCTGACACGTGAACAGATCCGGGATGCAATCGACCTGAAGTCCGAAGTTCTGCAGGTTCCGGAATGGGGCGGAGACGTCACGGTGATCGTGATGGACGGTCGTGCGCGCGATGCGTTCCAAGTCGCCATGGAGGCGGGCGATAAATCGGTCAGTTACTTTCAGGCGAGCCTGCTGGTGGCGACGGTCGTTGGCGATGATGCAAAGCCACTTTTCACGGCTGACGACATCGACTGGCTGCGCAACAAGAGCTCCGCTGCACTGACTCGCGTCGGACGCATTGCGGAGCGCTTGAACGGCTTCGGCGTCACGGCGGCGGAGGAAGCCGCAAAAAACTCAGAAGCCGCCCCGAGCGGCTCTTCTGGTTCCGCCTAGCAAAAGAGCTTGGTATGTCGGTCTCGCGTGCAATGCGCGAGATCGACAGCGCTGAATTCACTGAGTGGCTCGCGTATTACGAGATTGAGCCATTCGGCGAGTGCTTTACGGACCTCCGAACGGGCCTCATCACTTCTGCCATTTACAACGTCAATCGCAACGTCAAGGCGCACCCCGAGGCGTTCGGTGCGTTGCACTTCATTCCTTGGGCAGCGCAGCGCAATG